CTCCAATCAAACGTTTTAGACCATGTTTGGTAACGAACTTATAAAATTCTTCCCATTCTGGTCCGTGTGAATTGATTCCTACAGCGCACTCAGCAACTAAAGGATTCATTTGCAACACCCTCAAGATAGGTAGGAAGTACTTTCGGATTAACCATGTCAAAGAAAGCGCATTACCATAAAAGATTCTGCACTTCTCCTTAGACAAGATTTCGTCCTTCTTACAGGCTTTGGCAATAGGGTAAGCCCTCTCACCACGTCTGTAACAGTCTTCCAAACGTTTGATTTCGTCCATCAACTCTTCACTTAACTCTCGGTTATTTGGAAACTCCTCAGTGGGTTCCAATTCCGTGACATGATCTCTCTTAGGACCTGTCAATGGAAAACCGACAGATGTGTTAAGTTTTATTGCATCCATAAATTTTGCTCCAGGAACACCACAGAGATTTTCCTTATCCGTAAGTGGTCGCGTCTTGGACCACATCGGCTTCTGGAAAACATCTATCAAAGGCTCTTTATAGTCTTTGACGGCTGCTTGAAGCAAATCATGTGGGAATGGAGTGGCTGGAACAGCCAAGTTAGAGAGACAAGTCTGCCAACCATACCATTCGGGATGCATTTTAGGACCCCTGTATATATTAGGCACTCCACAAACATCTGTAACGTGTTCACTAATCGGTGTGACACGCACAGCTGATTTGGAGACAGATCTACCAATACAGGATCCCAGATACTCGATCTGGGAATTGGGGGGCAGGTAGTTGAGTGGACTCTTTTTATGAAGTCCATCCTCTTTCAACAGTTGGACACCAAGAACCTTGGTCTCGAACTTGCCAGCTTCTCCAGATAGAACCACACCTTCTATCTTTCGAAGTTCTTGAAATGCTTTCCATAATTGTTGCTGTGTCAAGCTCCCATAGCACCCAACAGGAGTACCTGAAGTACCTCCTAGATGAATGCCAACAATTACAGATCCGTTGGTCTCGGATACTAAAGTAGCACCACAAAGACCATCGAATGTGTTAATGGAAAGATTCTTATATTGCCCACCATTAAATTTACTCACTGTTTCAACAATACATGGTTGTGTCATACCGCGAGCATGGATCAACTCACCATTCTTTTTCCTCCAGTGCATTTTGAAGGGAACTGATGGCATGTCATCAACCGGAAAGAAGTTCACCAAATTTTTGTATGAACCCCCTGTGGCTGTATAACATACACGAAGATCCGTATCAGGAATGAGGTAAGATGCACTCGTATGTAAACGAGCGGCAAATTTACCGCCTGACGCTTCAGGATTCTTTTTCCTGAAAGTGCAATCTAATGAATCTCCAAACTCAGTGAAATA